CAACTAGACGATCTGCAAGGGCAACAAAATCTGTAGATTGGTCAGAAGTAACAGCGTCTACAAACTTCTGATACTTTTCAAAATCAACTTGCTTACTCATAGTTTTAGATTGTTTCTTTTCTAGTTGTTCACGATAAAATTGTTGAGTCCACCCATCATTATAAGGAGAGTTTGCTTGGACTTTTAACATCATCTCAGAATTTGAATCCATCGAATGACTTCTTAGGTTTCTGTTCATCATAATTATACTGCTCTTCTTGCCCAGAGTCAAGTATATCCTCTTGTGCTGTTTGCTCACAATCATAAAGACGCATCTTGGCACGATCGATGCCAATAACAAATCTCTTAAAGACAGAGATATCGTTATAGCGGTTCTTCAACTGCTTCACCATAATCTGTCCCAACTGTTCCAGTTCTTCCGTGCTAATAAGGGCAAACATAAGATCAGCAGTAGCAGGGAGACCAAAGGACTCAGAAGTATCAGTAAGGTCAACATCAGAGCTGCCATAACCAGAACGAGTGGTCTGGGTGGCAGATACGATAGGGACCTCGGCTTCGACAGCCAATCCTCTAAGTTCCTCTGCAATCGACTTAACAAGAGTATAGGAATTAATATTGGCAGATCCTTTGTAACGTGACGAGGCACAAATATTGAGATAATCCACAAATATGATATCAGGTTTAAAAGACTTCTTAAGTGCAAGTTCATTAAGAAGTGCTTTAAAATGTCCACTATGAGCACTCGCAGTTGGATACTCTTTAATTATAAGTTGACCCTGTGTTTTCTTTGTCAGGTTATTGACTTTGTTTTCAAATGAAGATTTGGGAATATCTACCAAATCTTGAATAGGAACATTCAAAAGGTTTGCATCAATGCGTTCAGCAATCTTTTCCTCTGCCATCTCCATTGTAATGTAAAGGACATTACTTCCTTGGAGCAGCACGGAGCTAGCAACGTGGCACATGAATAGAGATTTACCAACACCTGTGCCAGCAAGAGCGATATTAAGACTCTTGTTAACTAGACCACCTTTCGTAATCTTATTAAAATATTCAAGATCGAATGGGATACGATTTTCTTTCTGATGATAAAATTCATATCTCTCTCTATAATCTTCTAGGTAATTGTGTCCAATGTGATTATCAAAAGAAACTGCAAGTGCATCCGAAAGAATAGACGGAATAGCATCACGGGTTTTCTTCTCATCTTGCCCATCAGCAATACCAATAGATTCCATCAGTGCCAAATAAATGGCACGATCGCGACACCACTTTTCAGTAGTATCTTCCAACCAATTATTATCGGCAGGAGCATCCGTAAGAGATGAGGTAATCTCACGGGTTTCCTTGACCTCCATCTCAGAAAGGTCAGTGCGGTTTTCTAATTCAATGGCAAGTGCTTCTATAGTGATAGCATTGCCATATTTCACAATAAACTGAGTAATCTCCTCAAAGATAATCTTTTCGGTTCTCTGTTCAAAATAATCAGGTTCAATAAACGGAATTACTTTGCGAGAGTACTCTTCGTTGAAAACAAGGTTTCGCAGAATAGTTGTCTCAATTCGCTCCATAAGAATAAGTTTCTCTTGCAATAGTGTCCAGTTTTTCCATCACCTCTGGGGTGAAGTAAGTTTCGGGATCTTTCAAGATCGCCTTGGCATATACTTTCTTGCCATCTATTTCATAACGACCTGCCACGTTTTTCCAAAGCCCGCCAAGTTCACCGAGTTCAAGAAGACCATAATATCGATCAAGACCACGCTCATCGTAATAAAGACGCACCGTGACATTTTGATTCTCCTTGCTTAAACGCGACTTAGCAGTCTTTGCCTTGATAAGGTTTCCAATGATTTCTGTTCCATCCTTCTCCTTTTTTTTAGTAAGGTGAATAATCGTGGACGCCGCATACTTAAGACCAGAACCGCCACCCATCTCTTTGGTTGGAACATATGCACCGATAACATCGTAAGTGTGGTTAGTAACAATCATTGGAATGTTTGCTTGACCCAACTTGAGTGTGAGCATTCTGAACGCACCTTTAATAAGTTGGGATTTAGTCATATCCCGAACCATTTTATCGTTGAGTGTGTCAGTAATCTCTTTCTCAGTGGAAAGCATCCCCAAAGAGTCTAGCACAAACATACAGGGTTTGCGCTCTTCTACAGATTTTTTTAAATATAAATCTACTGCTTTGAGTGCCTTGCTGCGGAATTCTTCAACAGTAACTACATTAACAACAACTGTGCGATCCAGATCTACCCCACGACTTGCGAGTAGAGACTTGTTAACAGCGGCTTCAGTGTCAAAATAAAGGCAATATCCGTCAGGATTAGAATCAAGAAAGTTTTTGACGACAGCGAGAGAAAAGAAAGTCTTGCCAGTAGAAGACTCCCCAGCAATGGCAGTAATCTTATTCCCAGATACACCACCAAATATACTACCTGAAACCAATGCGTTAAAGATGTAAGAACCTGTGTCCACATAGTTTTCAGTGTCGTCAATATCGGATGCGAGTTTTGTGTATTCATCTCCAATCTCTTTTACAATCTCTTTTAAAAAATCCATTACATTACAATTCCATAATCTTCACGGGCAATTTTTTTGTAAGGTCCGCCTGGGTTAGCATCACGGATATCCTTAATCCTTTTCAATTTCTGATAAAGGGCAGCATCTCCACCGAGACGCATAGCACTAATAATAGTGCCAAGTTCTTTGTCGTTAATAGGCAGGTCCATTATCCAAAAAATAGTTCCAGGTTTACAGTTTTTTCAACGTTCCACCCAATCGCATCTAGGATTGCTTTGAGTGGTTCTACAAAACTCTTTTGGAATTGTAGTTCATAGTCGATATACTTGTCAAGACCAAGTTCATGTGGAAAATCTTGGATAAAAGAAACCACGTTTTCCTGAATGATGTTTGGTTTTTTCAAGTAAATGAATTTAATTTTTTCACCATTACCAATAAGAGAATACTTATTCGTAAGTTTCTTATCTTTTATGTAATGATTAAACAGAAGAGCACCACGAACATGAATGGGAGTTCCCTTCATGTAAATATCAGCATGTGAATGATACTTGCGAACATCAGATGCAGTCCTAGGAAAAGCAATCTGTTCGGGAGGAAGATTCTTGAATTCTGTTCGACAGTTTTCAATAAAATCAATAACGTCTTCTTCAGTTGCATTCATCATCAACTTCAGACCATCTTTAATCATCTTCCTACAAGGCGCTGGAGTTGAAGATTTAACTGCCTCAATACCCATCATCTTGAGTTTAGGTTCAGTATATTGAACCCCCTCACTGTTCCACACGTTGAGAATATATCGCTTCTTCGCAGTCCAGATACCACGTTCAGCAATATTCTCACGCTTCATTTGCATTTTTTGCTCATACGCCGAAACATAATCCGCAAGTTCTTGGTATGAACGTTCGATAAAAGGTTCAAATTTTTCTTGGCAGATCTTATCAAGTATTGCCACAATTGCTGTTTTATCGCTAGACTTAGCACTAAAAAATTTATCAACAAGAGGTCCAAGATTAAGATAGATTGAGTCAGTGTCAGATGCAATGACATAATCCACACCTTCCGTTTGCAAAAGATTATTTAGATAATTATTCATTCGGTTTTCAATCCAACGAATTGCTACCTGTCCAGAAAGAGTAATTGCTTCAGCATTAGCAAGTTTGTAATACCTAAAATACTGATTACCAATAGCACCATAAGCACTATTAAGTTGAATCTTACGTGCCATCTGAATATTATTACATCGAGCAATCTCTTTCTCTAATTCTTTGGTTGCGGTCTTCTCATAGTCTTGCTTTGCTTGAAGCATCTTCTTTTTAAAGACAGTTCGATCCTTATAGATCTTTTCCATCAATTCAGGAAGAAATCCACGAACATCTTTACGATACATTGCACCATTAGCACATACCGCACTATCCTTATACATCTCAAAAGTTATTTGCTGATCAAGTATCTTATCAACAGTTGCTGATGGATGCCTGGTATCTTGGAGCGTCTCTGGTGAGATGTTGTATTGCATAATAAGATGGGGATACAGACTATTGAGGTCAAAACTAACCACCCAATCATACTTTCCTGGAATCGGTTCTTTAACATATGCACCTGCATACTTTTCGTTTTTATCAGAACGCACCTTAGGAGGAATAACAATATTTCGTTTCTTTAAATAATTATAAATGATGGTGTCCCACATACGAACTTGTGAGAACACATCTTCATAATTCACCTTGGCATCATATGCCATAGTAAGAGCGAGTTCAATGAGTTTCATCTTGTCCTCCATACGGTCGACAAGTTCTACGTCAATGATATTGTATTCTACAAACTTCTGCCACCCATTTGTGTAGAAGTCCTTAAAAGTATCAAACTCAGAGTGATCCAGTTTCTTTTGCCCAAGTTCTACACTGGCAATATAATCCAGTCGATAAGATTCTTGTGCTTTATAGGTAAACTTTTTATAGAGATCGAGATAGTCTAACTGGGATATTCCACCAATAT